TTTTAATTGAGCATTTAACTCAGATTTATACCATTTGTGTTTTCTTTTAACTTCGACGACAACTTTTTGATCTTTCCAACTTTTTTTTGCAAAAGGACAAGCGGGAAAACCACCTAAATGTTTGTTAGGTATTTCTAAAAAATGTTCTGACCATTTCTGTACATCTTGTAATATTTCTTTTTTAGAGTACACCCTTGAAACCAAATCCTCTAATAGCTTGTCCAGATCTTTTATTGTACATAAGACCTCCATTAGCAGCAAATGTTTTTACATTTGTTGGTTTACCTCCAACTCCTTGTGCTTTACTTCTTTTTCTTTTTACTGCTGATTTTCTCTGACTTTCACTCATTCTTGCTGCTTTCGCTGCAGGAACACATTTAGGATATTTTCTTTTAGCGTCTGCTTTTTGTTTTGATCGACCACATTTTTTGAAGCCACCACCTTTTTTCTTTGATCCTATATCAACCCAGTTTTGACTAAACCATTTTTTTAAACCGCTTTCGGCCATTATGACTTTTTAGTTTTTTTTCTTTTACTTTGTTTTACAGCACCACATCCTTTAGCTATGCCACCTTGCTTATAATTAGAGATCATTTTTCTGCCTTGTGAAACATCATTAAAATTAATTTCTCCACCCATGGCTCTTTTAGGTCCTCTAAAATCTTTTCTTTTTACACCACTAGGATCTTTAATTTTTCCTGCACATATTTTTGAAGCATAAGCATTTGCATAAGCGCTAGGATAAACTTTAAATTTACGCTTAGCTGCTGCTTTACCTCTAGGACATAATTTGGTCATTTTTTCCTCGCTGTTTGTTTTGCTTTTTTAAAGTTAGCTGCAGTTGGTGCACCTTTTGCACCTTTCTTACGCATCTTGCCACCACGTCTTCTTTTAGCATGAATGTTAGCATATAAACCTTTTCTCATCCTTGACCTCTATATTTAACGTATTGACGTCTTTTGTTTTTGTTCTTCGGCCTACTCCGTGGAGAACGACCTATACTAGTCCTTTTTTTGATAGGTGTAAAGTATTCGTTAGTAGGTGGTTTAGCCATACCTACATTTGTGATAAAGGGTTTTCTAATGCGAGTTTTATTCTTTTATCTATTTTCTCTTCTAGCTCAGTCATGGCTTGTTCCAACTTACCCTTTAATAATTCCATGTCTTCCTGAATGTCCTTCGTGGTTTGTCTTAACTCCTGGTTGGTTTCTCTCGAATCTTCTTTAACTAACTGCTCAACATCGTTAACAATTTTCTCTACTCTTCTCACATCTTGTCGTAAATCATTTTTTAATTCATTAGCTACATCAGCCACAAGTCTAATTTCTTGCATCATCATTTCCATTTCAGACATAAGCATTTCTACTTCTGTTTGTATAAGATCTGTCTTGCTGTCCATCTCTTCTTTCATAACAGCAATATCTTTATCAAAACCAGAAAGATCAGGTGCTACGTATTCTTGTATCTGCTCTTTCATTGTAAGATAATCTTTGTAAAATTCAAAGCCGCCCCATAGTGCACCACCAGCTGTAGTTAAAGCTGTAAGTATGACAAATATCTTGCCTCCTTTAAATTTTATTCCGCCTGGTAATTCTACTTCTGCCATTGTAACTCTATCATGTCATTCATCATACCATCACTACCACCAAATAGATACCATTGTGCTATGTTGTTATTTTCTATTTGAGTATCTGGTATCATATAATCTGTAAAAAAATCTAATCTATCTTCTAATTGTTTTTGTGAGTCAAAAAAGGTTTTTGTATCTCCTAATACTTGCATCACAATCAAAGTTTTTAACTGATTTGTTGAATCATATCTACCTTTATCACCCATCTTCTTAACAATTTTTTTCGCTGCTTTTTCTTTTTTAGACTCAGGTTTCTTTACTGGTTCCTTATCGGCTTCACCCTTATCTTCTGTTTCTTCCATATCTTCTGGTTGCTCTTCATTCTCTTCAGCCTCTGAAACGCTCTCTTTCGGCTCAGGCTCCTCTTCCGCATCAGCTTCAGGCTCGTTAGTATCTTCCTCAGTAGACTCATCCACGGGTTCTGGCTCAGCTTCAACTTCGGGTTCAGCTTTTGGTTCTGGTTCTGGCTCATTTACTGGTTCCTCCATTTCTGGTTCACTTTCAATCTCTGGCTCCATTGTATCTGGTTCTGGTGCAACTTCAATCTCTTCTGTCATTTTGGGCTCTGGTGCTGGCATTTCTAATTCTAATTCCATCTCCATTTCCATTTCGATTTCAACAACGGCAACCTCCATTTCAGGCATTTCTATATCCATTTCTGGAAGCTCCATCTCAAAATCCATCTCAAAACTAGGCATCTCCATTTCCATTTCTACGGTTTCGTAAGATACTTCCATGTCTGGCTCATCGAACTCTGGTTCAAAAAACATATCATCACCTGGCGAGTCAGGCACAACAATATCATTGTGATCAAAGATGTTCTCTACAATATCTATAACCTCAGTCTCTGTGCTACCACCATAAGCGACCCACATCTCAACAGATGTAATTGATTGTGTAACTATTGTAGACACTACGTTGTATAATACATTTATGGTCACATCATCAAAGAGCGGTCCAATTGCAAGGTTGATATCACGTCCACCTACTTCGATTACAAGTGTTGTAATTGTACCACTAAAATCAAAACCCCCTGTATATTCTTGATAACCACTTGTTACACCAGATTCTGATAATATGTCTGTGCCACTAAACACACTTGTATTGCCATTTTTTCCTGTAATGTGCATGTAAATACGGTCTTGTGCGTCTCTCTTATCAACTTTAATAGAATAATTGGTTCTACCTCCATTTTCGATATCTAGCTCTGATATATCTACTGTGTTAACAAAGGTCGTTCCCATACCTGGTACACCCATGGCAGATGTTGAATTGCCTGACCCTGTAATCTGTGCACACTTGTCTGAGCCTAGTGCGTAACAATTATTGCCTGATGGCATATTTGCAGGCCCTTGCCCTCCCCAGTCAGTATTCATATTAGAATCTTTATTTGAAGGCACATAACCATTACTGCTATCTAGTATATTATCAGAGTCTTCATTAGTTACTGTAACTGTTGTAGTATCTGTGGTTGTTGTCGTGGTTACAGTATGACCATCAGCTTCATATTCTATTGATTCTGTTTCTGTTATTACTATTGTTTCTTCTACTCCAGGTGTACAAACTCCTGTAGCAGTTACTGGACACTCAGCTCTAAGGGAAGAAGGCCACGATGCCAGAGTGCATAACCATAGCAGCAATAATAAATTTTGCCAGTTTTGACCCATCGCTCTCGACTCCTTCTTTTACTTTTATTTTATTTATTTCATCATTCCATTTTGCATAAACCATACTGCCTTCTGGAATCATATCCATATTTTCTTTCCAACCTGTTTCAGCGTCAGCACCAATAGAACCCATGTATGGGCACGGGGTGCCTGCCATAGCCATGCTGTCCCAGACACGTTCGTCTTGACATAATATTGACACAGATGCCACTTTCATACCTGAAGCATACAATGATCTTGCTAATTTTATTCTTTCACAGTTTTCATCAGTGACGGTAATTCCGCTACTAATACCTAAAATTTGAGTCTGCACGGCACCCGCTACGGCCGTCTTACACACATCAGAATTATTTACAACGACACTAGGTGAATTGGCTGTAGGTGGTGTATTGTTAGTTACAACAGTAGAACTTACAGTATTTGTTTCTGCAAAAACTTGTGATGAAATAAATAATAAAATTAAAACTAATCTTAACACTTCCATCTCCTTCTTGCTTGTCTTAATCTTGAATTTGGATCTGCAGCAGCTTTTGGGAACTTTTTCATTTGTCCCGCACTTCTAGCACAGAATGATTTGCGTCGCTTTGCAGATTTTGACCCAGGTTTAACTTTACCTGTAACTGCTGTTTTTAATTTTGAGCCAGGATTATCACGACGATATTTTGCTACCCCAGCTTTTGTCATTCCCGCTCCAGATTTTGTGGAGCGGAAATATTTTTTTGTTTTTGGTGGCTGTTTGTCCCTTTTCTTAGCCATGACTAAGCATAAAGTACTTCAACGTGCGTAGCTTGATTAAAGAAAACATATAAGTCCGTTTGAAATCTTATTCCAAAATCTGGAAAACTTATTGTCATAACTTCATCCTCACCAGCACCAATTGCAGGAGTAGGAACTGTATATCTGACAGTGCCACTAGGGCCGTCGTCTCTAAGGTCCACTCTTCCTAAAGTGCTTCCACATCTAATACTAAGTTGCAACACTCTAGCTGGAGCACTAAGTGTATTAGTGCCCGCAGCAACTTTTGTAGTTACTTGTCCGCTAGCTGTTAACTCTTTGTTTTTAATAGCGTACATTTAAACTCCTTATGCTAAGTTATTATTCTGTATGTAAAGAATAGTTACTGTAGCTGCACCATTAGCACCATTACCATTAGCTGCTGTATAAATTGCATTTACAGTTTGATCAGACGTACCAATATCAGTACCATCAGCACCAATTGTGCCTCTAGTCGTGCCTACAGCTTTTACGTTTGTAGCTGCAAGATACTCGTCATCATCACCTACGTGTCCAATTTTTACAGTTGCTGCTCCACCATCATCAGATGCAGTTGTAACATTTAAAATTACATCCACAATCTGTGAGTTGGCAGGAATAATACCTACAGCTGTTGTGTTAGTAGCACCAATAATATCTATTACTGCTGATTGAGCCATCAATACAGATCCTGTATTTGCACTAGCTCCTTCTCTTACGGTACCAGCTTTTACTGGTCCTGAAAATGTAGTTGTTCCCATGTCAACCTCCTTTTAGTTGTCGTTTTAAGTCTTGGGTAAGAATACTATAAAATAAAAAAGGCGCTCTTACAAGCGCCCTTTTTCCTAAGAAAGATTTAGTAAATATTATGAACCTTCTGATCCATATACACATCTTGGATCTGAGAAACCAAAGCTGTATCTTTCACGTGCTTTATATCTCATGTTTCCAGTGTCAAAGTCACCTTCCATACCAGTAGTAAGTGGTGCTCTTACAAAGTGTTTGAATCCATTAGGAGCATCAGTTTTGATAAAGAATGCATCAGTATCTAATAGATAGTGGTTTACCACGTATCCATCAGGTAACATACCCATGTTTCTCATCGCATTAATGTCATTGTCAGCAGTACCAACTCTAAGAGTAGAGTTTAAAACTCTATCAGCTACAAATTGTGTATTTACAGGAATGATTAATTTTCTTCCCTGCATTGCAATTTTAAGCCCTCTTTCATCGATAAAGCCTGCAATATCAATCATTGCTTGCTCTAATGAGGTTTCGTTAAGGTCTGCATTTGTTGCACTCTTATTGGAAAAGTTTCCGCCAAGTGCTGTTGGATGTGCAGTGTTTACTAAAGAAACACCATCACCACCAGCTGTAGTAAATGCATTGTTAAGTACGTTAGTAGCCTTGACTTGTTTTGTGTAAGCCATGGATCTTGCTAACGATCTAGTATAA